TTTTGGTTCAGATCACCTAACAGATAGAATATGGGTGAGATTCCAAGTTGATTTAGAGCCGTTTGCTACAGGTTCTTATAATAGCGGTGTTGAGGGGGTCAACAACTTGAACACGGTGCCATTTGATAATCTCCCATACGAAAACATCAACTCAATGGGCAAGCAATGGATTAGAAAATATTGCTTGGCATTGTGTAAGGAGATGTTAGGTCAGATTCGTGGCAAGTTTACTACGATGCCTATTCCGGGTGAGAGCGTAACACTTAACCATTCTGAGCTTTTATCGCAAGCTAAAGAAGAGCAGCAAGAATTAAAAGAAAAACTAAGAGAAATGCTTAAAGAAGTGGAGTACCCAGCACTTGCCAAACAGGATCAAGAGATATCAGAGGCTGCATCAAATGTGCTTAAGATTTCTCCATTGCCAATATTTGTGGGGTAAAAATGAAATTAATAATCGAAAATTGGCGCTCTTTTATAAATGAAGAGGTTGTACCAGAGTTGCCACAAACCATTACAACCTTTGGTGATTTAAAAAAAATAATTAAACAGGTAAATGATTACTATAAAGCTGTTGAATTGGGTAAAATGACTCAAGATGCCGCTGTTACTGCTGTTAACGGTATTATTAATGCAATAACATTTGGTGCAAGCGGCAGCACTCAAGCAATTGTTAGTAAAGTAATGAAAGCAAAAGATCTTGGTGCTCTTGCTTTAGCCACAGAATTACCAGAAGAAGAAACTATTGCTAGCCCACTCTTATCAATGTTTAATATTGATGATGATTATTCAAAAATTTTAGATGATAAGATAGAAAAAAGCTTTATCAATTATTTACAAAAACTTATTGTAAAGATTCCAGACAGTACCCCAATCGTACAATTTGACATCAATGCTCAACTAGAATCTTTTATAAAACAAAAATTTAATATTTCTTGTAAAGACGTTGATGGTATAGATAATAAAAGAGCAAAAGAAATAGATTTAGATGTTGTTAAAAATCAAGGCATAAAAACTGCCAAAAGCGCTGTGAAAGATACAATTAAAACTGGTATAAAATCATCTTTAGGTTTAAAGCAATAAATGAAACTGATAATTGAAAACTGGAAAGGGTTCTTAGTAGAAGAGAGAAAGTGTCTTACCCCCGGCGCTGTCTATGATATGGATATCAGTCCTAATTCAGTAGGTGTCAAAGTTCGCTTACCAATGAATATTGATATTTCAGAAGAAGAGGCTATACAATTAGAAAATGAAATGCACGATGCCCTTGAATCTATTTTAGCAAAGTATTTCAGTGAGGCAGAAAATGGCTGATGAATGGAAAAGACCCGATGCACCACCACCACCGCTATTCTTAGGAAAGAAAGAGCGAGATCTGGTAAAGCAAGTTAACGATGAGCTTATTGAAAAGGTCATCGGACAGCAGATATTGTATTACTCTATAGATATGGAAACAACAAACTTTCACGATCTATACGGGGAAGCCATCGAAAAGACATACTTGCCACCAGTTCGCGTATATGCTTTGGTTGAGTATACAAGTTTTGCTACTGATTACATGGATGGGTTTGGTGTCGATAAGACATGGGAAATTAATGTCCATTTTCACCGAAGAAGAATTGAGGAAGATCAAAACATATATGTCCGTGAAGGTGATTTTGTTTTGTATAACGATAATTACTATGAGATAGTTAAACTATCAGAGCCGAGATTGTTGTTTGGTCAGAAAGATCAAGAATTTGAAATTGTGGCCACATGCAAGCGCTCCAGACAAGGACTATTTGATGCTACCTGATAACTTCGATTTTGCAATGCTGCCGACAGGCTCCAACACATTTACACTTCAAGAAATGGGAATGTTTGCCTCGACCATTGAGGATATTGACTACGTTATAACTTCGTGGCTTAAAAAAGACTTGGACTTGTATTGTATCACCAATGAAGGCCGCCGCAAAATACCAGTTCTATGGCAGGCACCCGAAAGAGCATATCAAATAAAAAACAAAGCTGATCTCAGAGATGACAACAGCGCGCTTAAATTGCCGTTAATAAGCATCGAAAGAACTGGAATCACAAAAGATCCTGAGAAAAAAGGTTCATTTCAAGCCCATTATTACTCTACCGATAAAAACGGAAGAGCCGGCCGCTTTGTAATCGCAAAGAAAATAGTGCAAGATAAGACAAGAAACTTTGCAGCGGTAGCGAATACGAGAAAGAACACTTCAGGAAAAGATCAGCTATATTACCCAAGAAAGAACCATAAGATAGTAATAAAGACCTTATCGATCCCGATCCCGGTATATGTAAATGCCGAGTATAAGATTAAAATTGTAACAGAATATCAGCAACAAATGAATGATCTGGTCGCTCCGTTTATTACAAGAACAGGACAGATTAATGCGCTGTCACTAAAAAGAAACGGACATAACTATGAAGTGTTCATCGATCAGAGTTTCTCTCATTCCAACAACGTATCGACGCTAAACGAAGAGTCACGCTTGTTTAACACAGAAATAAGCATCAGAGTTCTTGGCTATTTAATAGGCGAGGGTATCAACGATGATCGACCAATTGTCAGGGTTGATGAAAATACAGTAGAGTATCAATTTCCGCAAGAAAGCACAGTACCCATTGGCAACCTGACGTTATTTGAAGACGATAAGTAACTTCAGGAACTAAAACGCTGCTTTTTATTGATGTCCTGATATCCTTTTGAGAACCAAAATACTATTTAAAGTATGATTGAGGCATCAATTAATACCATTTTATAACGAGGGAAACCAAATATGTCAGTAAAAAGTTTTAAATTTGTATCTCCGGGGGTCTTTATCAACGAAATTGATAATTCTTTCGTACCGAGATCGGCCGATGAGATCGGACCAGTAGTTGTTGGTCGTGCGACCAGAGGACTAGCAATGCAGCCTATCAAGGTGCAGTCCTACTCAGAATTCGTTGAAGTTTTCGGTGATACCGTACCCGGTGGTGGCGGTGGTGATGTGTCCAGAGATGGAAACTACCAGTCCCCAATGTACGGAACTTTTGCAGCAAAAGCATTCTTGGCTTCGAACGTTGCTCCTTTAACATACATTCGACTACTAGGCGAGGAAGCAACCGACGCAACCGCAGCAGGTTCAGCCGGCTGGGAAACAGTTCATGATGCCAGCACAGCCTTAAACACCAACGGTGGTGCATACGGACTATTCCTATTTACAAGCGCTTCTTTCAGTACTGGTTCTGGCGGTATCGGAACTGGTTCGCTAGCTGCAACATGGTATGTTAACAAATCAGCCTCTATTCAACTTTCAGGAACTTTGGCCGGCTCTGGCTCTGATGCAGCCGCCCAAGGTGTTGGCAAAGTATTTGAGATTGGCACAGACGGCCTTATTACTGCCGTAGTGACATCTTCGGTTGGTTCTTGGAACAAGAAGATTAAATTTGGTTTCGATGATAGCGCAGATACTTTCGTTCGCAAAGTGTTTAACACTAACCCACAGTTGGTTACCGACCAAGGTGAGTTTTACCCCAGCGCTTCTTACACTCCATACTGGCTCGGCGAGTCTTATGAGCAAGAAGTCAGGGACGCCGGCTTAGAAACAGGCGCCAAGTTGGCTGTTATTCTTCCTTTGGCACTTAGTTCCTCTGCGACAATCGGCCCGCACAGCAAGAGGGTAGCTAGACAAGAAGCTAAGGCTGGCTGGTTTATTGGTCAGGACTTAGATGGTGTTACCTCTGGGTGGAACCCGGCAAACCAGCCTAAGCTATTCAGACTTATCGGTCGCGGACACGGCGAGTGGCTACACAAGAACGTTAAAGTTTCAATTGAAAAGATTCGCGCTTCTACTACTACCACAACTGATTACGGAACATTCTCTGTTGTGCTTCGTAGACTTAACGACACAGATAACCGTGTCGAGATTCTAGAGCGTTTTGACAACTGTACTTTAGACCCCGCTTCTCCTAACTTTATTGGGAGACTGATTGGTGATCAGTATTCTGAGTGGGATTCAACCCAGAGAAGACTCAAGACATATGGCGACTACCCTAATCAGTCAAAATATGTTTATGTTGACTTAGATGAAGCCGTAAGAGAGGGAGCGATGACAAGTCACCTATCTCTACCATTCGGCTACTTTGGTGCTCCCCGCTATAGTTCAGTGGCCATCACAACTCCGAGTGAAATTCCCTCTGATTCAATGATTTACTGGAATAGCGGATTACTAAGTGTGGATGCCGCCGGCCCACTAACAACCTCTGGCTCAGTGGCGGTTTCTGGAACACTTGTATTCCCAGACGCAAGACTGCGTGTTAGCGCCTCAGATGGCGGTTTGGCTGACGCTAGAAATGCCTACTTTGGTATGTCTAACACACGCACAGCAGCTTCAACCCGCGCTGATTTAAGTGTGGGCGATGTGCACGGAATGCTTGATGCAAGATTCTTGCAGAGTGTAGATCACACGTCTTCACCACCCGCAGGCACTACTAACGCCGAAGTATTCACACTCGACAACGTGAAGCTTGTGGGCAGCGCATACTCTTACGAGTCAGGCTCATTCGCAGGAGGAACTTCAGTAACAGCCGGTGGTACCTACAAGACACTGCTAGATGCGGGATACGATAGATTCACTGCTCCCTTCTACGGCGGCTTTGACGGACTTGATATTATCAAGCCAGATCCGTTCTACAACCAGGGTCTCTCAGGCGGAACCGAAAACGGCAATTCCGCTTACTACACTGTAAAGAGAGCAATTGACACAATAGCCGATCCTGAGTCACTCGACATGAACTTGCTATTGGTTCCTGGCCTAACAAATGACCCGCTCACAACACACATGATTAATGTTTGTGAAGAGCGCGCTGATGCCATGGCTCTTATCGACCTGTCAGATGTATACACCCCGTCACATGAGCAGTACCAATCATCGGCTTCTGCAAGACTCGGTTCTGGTGTCGATACTGTCGCCCAGGCTCTCAAGGATAGAAGAATTGATTCATCATACGGTGCTACCTTCTACCCATGGGTCCAGACTCGCGATGAGTCAACCGGTCGCCTCTTGTGGATTCCGCCTTCTGTCGCTATGCTCGGTGTTCTAGCTAGCTCACAGGCTGCTTCCCACCTATGGTTTGCGCCTGCCGGCTTCAACCGTGGTGGACTTTCCGACGGCGCTGCTGGTATCCCGATTACAAATGTAACCGAGAGACTAACCTCCAAGGAAAGAGACAAGCTATACGAGTCTAAGATTAACCCAATTGCTTCATTCCCCTCCAGCGGAATCGTGGCCTTTGGACAGAAGACCCTACAGGAACGTCAGTCTGCGCTTGACAGAATCAACGTCAGAAGATTGGTTATTTACCTCAAGAAGCAAATCTCCATTCTTTCAACTCAAGTACTGTTTGAACAGAACGTACAATCGACTTGGAACCGCTTCAAGTCACTAGTAGAACCATTCCTTGCAAATGTTAAGGTTCAGTTTGGTATCACAGATTATCGTCTAATCCTTGACGATACAACAACTACTGCTGACCTAATTGACCAGAACATTATGTACGCAAAGATTATGGTCAAGCCCGCTCGCGCTATCGAGTACATTGCGATTGACTTCGTGGTTGCTTCTACCGGCGCATCATTTGATGACTAATAAAAATGCCGGGGTTTTTCCCCGGCGCCACTAATTAAAATAGATTAACAGGAGTACCCAAAACATGCCATTCTGGTCTGAAAATTTCGGAGAGAATTCCTCTCTAAACGATCCAAAAAGAAACTTTAGATTTTCTGTAGAGTTTCAAGGGATTCAAGCTGCTCAAGGGGGAGCCAAGCTTTGGTATGCAAAGTCTGCAACCAAGCCTTCATTCTCAATTAACGCTGCAGAGCACAAGTATTTAAATCATACTTTTTATTACCCAGGTAACGTTACATGGGAAACCATTACCGTTACCATGGTCGATCCTGTCGATCCCGATCTAACAGCAACACTTTCCGCTATCGTTCAGGGCTCTGGGTATACTCCCCCCACCGATTCTGAAACTTTAACTAGCATTTCTAAGGCCAAGTCTGCAGCCGCTCTCGGCACAGTTATTATCACACAGCTAGACTCTGATGGTAACCCACTGGAGACTTGGACCCTGTGGAACTCATTTATTACTGAAGTTAAGTACGGTGATTCACTTGAGTACGGAAACGACGATCTAACTGAGCTTTCCGTTACACTTAGATACGACTGGGCCAAGGTCGAGACTGCTGGCAAATCTGCCGCAACTGTCGGCGCTGGACAAGAATTCTTTACAGTTTAATAACCTTGTGATACAATAATAAAAAGAGGTGTATATTGTCACGAAATAGAGATCGAATGGGGATCCCGACCCCACAAGATAATTCTACCCCTCCACAAGTACAACAGGAAACCGCAGGCTTTTCGTTTGTGGTTCCTACTGAATTTGTGGAACTTCCATCGGGAGGAAGATTTTACCCTGAAACACACCCACTGTACGGTCAAACAACGATTGAAATAAAGCAAATGACCGCTAAAGAAGAGGACATGCTAACGTCCAGAACTCTTCTTAAGAATGGTGTGGCTATTGAGAGGGTAATTCAAAGCTTGATTATGGATAAGAGAATAAATCCTGATTCAATGCTTGTTGGTGATCGCAATGCGGTCATTATTGCTGCTCGTATATCTGGTTATGGAAGCGATTATAACACAAATGTTAGCTGCCCTTCATGCGGCACCACACAAGAGTATGGCATTGATTTGCATGACGCTAATGTCCACAACGGCCAGATCCCAGATGTGCTTGGGGTTGTTGACAACGAAGATGGTACGTTTACCACAACTTTGCCAAAAACTCGCGTGCAAGTCGCATTTAGGCTTCTTAACGGTGCAGATGAAAAGAATCTTGTTTCTCAGCTAGAAAATGCTCGCAAGAGAAAGCGCCCCGAACAGGCAATCACCACGCAAATACGGAATATGGTCGTATCAGTTAACGGTGATGAGTCAATTCAGGCGTTAAACTATTTGATTGAGAATATTCCTTCTCTTGATGCACGACACTTAAGAGCTTGTTATAGAGAAGTCGCCCCAAATATAGATCTAACTCAGGTCTTTCAATGCGGTGAATGTGGCCACGAACAGGACATGGAGGTACCGCTCTCAGCGGACTTTTTTTGGCCTGACCGATGAATATATGGAGAACGTCTATGAGCAGTTCTTCTTTTTAAAATATTCAGGCGGTTGGTCATTTTCAGAAGCTTATAATCTCCCAATTGGTCTTCGGCTTTGGTTTGTTAAGAGGCTAATAAAACAACTAGAAGCAGAAAAAGAAGCAACGGAGAAAGCATCGAAAGGCAGGAAAGGTTCCCAAGAGTTGACACAGCGCAACTCGCCTAGAATGCCGGCAGAACTATCCGAAAGGCTCAAGAGGCAAGGATCATAGATCCTTGTCTTTTTTTGTTATCAACTAATTATCTAAGTAAACTTTGCGAGGGCTCATTGTGGCTGATTATACCAAAGAAAATTATGAACAAGCAATAAAAGATCGGGAAAGACTTCTAAATCTGGACAAGGAACGGACGGCTGAACAGGAAGCCCAACTGGAAAATGCGGAAAAGATAATTAAAAGCTACGAAGAACAGCTGAGTAACCTTGAACAAGCAATTGAGAAGCAGAAAGAGTATATTGAAGGCTTAAAAAGCATTAAAGGCAATCTAGATGTCAATATAATGAGACACGAGGAGATTGATAAACTTTTAAATAAGGAAATACAACTTTTAAAACAGCAATTCGATGAAAATAAGGAACTACGCAAGGAATTAAGCAAACAGATCCAAGAAAAACAAAAGCAATTAGCAGCCAACAAGCAAATATTAGAAGCTCAGAACGAAATAAACAAAAGCGCTGATATTTCTAACGATCTCTCAAGAAAGATTACTAAGAATCTTTTAAAAGCCCACGCTGCCGCCGGCGACTTTAAAGCAGCCCTCCATGCCACCGCTGGAGAATTTGTTAGAATGGCTGATTCAGCTGCCACATCGGTTCTAAATGCACAAATAAGTTCGATTGACGGTCTTTTAAAGGCATATGATGCTGCCACAACATCATTTGAGAAGCAATATGCTTTAGGAGAAGTCTACAAAGATCAGATTAAGGGCTTATACAAGGAAATGAACAACTATGGTGCGTCTATTGAGGATGTTACCAAGGCTTATGGTGAATTGGCAACCGGCTTCACTGATTTTACGATGTTAGCGGATAAACAGCGCGAAGCAATCGCGGAATCAGCCATAACAATGGAAAGAGCCTACGGAATCGCCCAAGGCGACTTTGCGAAAGGCATGCAGAATGCGTCCAAGATGATGGGAATGACAGCAATTCAGGCAGAAACCTATCAAAGAGAATTAGCAGCGACAGCAGAAGCACTAGGCTTGCCACCAGCGCAACTTGCATCACAGTTTGCTTCAATGGGCCCACAGTTTGCTAAATTTGGCAATCAAGCCGGGAAGGCATTCAAGGATTTGGCGAGAATCTCCAAGATCACCGGTATGGAACTAGAGAAAGTTCTAGCGATTACCAATAAGTTTGATACCTTCGAAGGTGCCGCAGAACAAGCCGGCCAACTTAACGCCGCATTGGGCGGAAACTTTGTCAACGCTATGGATCTAATGATGGCAACAGATCCGGCAGAGCGTTTTGAGATGATTCGCGATGCCATAATGAGCACCGGCCTCACGTTCGATGAC